GTTCGTAATGGTATACCTTCTGGGTGTCCTGTTACGGCTATACTCAACAGTATTGTAAATAGATTAGGATTATGTTATGTTTGGCACAAAATTTTTGAAAATACGGACTTGGCTAATGTAAGGAGTTTTATAGACAACACTACGGACATTTACTATGGGGACGACTTTATTATGAATATTTCTAAGAGAGTCGTTCATAGTTTTAACCAGATTTCTATAACAAAAAATCTGAAACAACACTTGGACATGGATATGACGGATGAACTGAAGAGTAAGGATGGTGTGGCACCATTCCGGAATCTATCTGAAGTGAGTTTTCTTAAACGGAAATTTTTCTTTTGTGATACGATAATGGAGTATACTGCACCGCTCGAACTTAATGTGATTCTGGATTCGATTAATTGGGTACGGATTGGAAATGAATTACCGCTGTTGACAACCATATCTGTACTCGAGTCTGCGCTACGTGAATTAGCATTACACCCCTCTTGGGTTGATGACGATTATCGTGAGCAGATAGAAGAATATGGATATAAACTAGCTTCGCAGGTTCACGGCTATTCTTTTGTTTGTGAGAGTAGGTTAAATACCCTCTATAATGTAAAGAATAGTTTGTGGTCCAACTTGTTGGAGCTTTAAAACAAAACAAACAAAACCATTGTGAATAAAATGCTGATCGGAAAATTATTCACTCTTAAATGACGGCTCTATTTAGAGTTACTAATCAAGAACGTCACCTGGCAATCCCAGGAAATTCTAGATGATCAACATTGCATATGTTTAGGTCGACATATGTGGTGAGACTAGGCCTGCAAATATTATGACACAAAAATTAAAACAAGAACATCGACAAATCTTAACTTTTGCATCTGAGGGTGATTCAAACCACTCCAATGTTATTGCCAAGACTTTGCAAATGCCAGACAAATTCCTTGAATCATGTGATGATGGGTTAAACCATTCTATTGTTTCTTTTTTACAAAGACCAATAGACGTTTCTACTAAAGAGTGGAAAACAACACATGGACAAGGCATTTGTCTCGACGAATTTAAAATACCGGAATGTCTGGTATCTAAACCAATGTATAAGAGAAAACTTGATTACATGTTAGGTTTGCGTTGTGATGTACAAATACGAGTACAAGTGAACGCGCAACCCTTTCATGCAGGTCGCCTCTTATTGGTCTGGATACCTTTTACACAAAGTTTGTCTAATAGAACCCAGTACTACATGTGCCAAACTGAAGATGGTTTAGTACCATGGACAGGATGCCCGCATGTGGACTTGGATCTATCAAATCAAACTGAAGCTACCCTCACTATTCCATATATTTCTCCGAGAACCTACTACGATTTACCTAATCAATTGGGTAATTTTGGTGAGTTCAAGTTAGTTGTTTACTCTCCCCTAGTTGATGTAGTATCTTCTGGGGTAGTTGAATATACTATCTGGATGAATATGTGTAATGTGACAGTGGCTTTCCCAACTGGAATGTCAACATCTTATTCAGAAGCACAGGTTGGTGACGAAGGAAACGAAATACATAAAGCTGGTGTCGTTGAATCAACAGCGGGGATGCTTTCACAAGCACTTCGCCTTTTTGATGACGTACCTCTTGTATCACAGTTTACTAGGCCTGCTGCATGGGTTGCAAATACCACTAGTGATATTGCAAAACTATTCGGCTGGTCTAAACCATATAACCCAAGTGATTACTCTCTTATGAGGGAAATACCTTGTCGTTATATGACGAACTCTGATGGAACAGATATGTCTGAGAATCTCAGTGTTATAGCTGCCAATGAAATCGAACAAAATGCGGGGTTTTTCCGTACGGACATCGACGAGATGGCTATTGCACATGTTGTGAGACGACCCAACTACTTGTACAAAACAACGTGGAGAAAGGGTCAGCCTGCCAATACCATACTTTTGTCGTTACCTATTAATCCCATGGGATACTATAGGAAAGTGAAAGATGCAGTATTCGCTCCGACGCAACTTATGTATGTGTCGAACGCGTTTACGTATTGGCGAGGTGGAATAAATTTTACATTCAAATTTGTCAAAACAAAGTTTCATTCAGGACGTGTTAGAATTTTATTCGTCCCAGGTGACTATTCTGATGGGACTTCCCTAAGTAATATAACTCTGGACGCTAATTATTCTACCGTCGTGGATCTGAGATCTGAAACTGACGTGGTGTATAACGTTCCGTTCACATCTTGCCTCCCTTGGCTTAATGTGGATGGTTCCTTTCAATGCTTACACAAGTACTGGACGCATATACATCATTGTCCAAAATGAATTAGTCAATAGTGCCAGCGTAAGCGACACTATAAACGTGCTAGTTGAGGTAGCTGGAGCAAGCGATTTTGAATTTGCTGTTCCATCACTACCCCATTATTATCCCGTGGATCGTATTCCTAGAACCCGTAAGGCTTTCTCTAATACGTTCACAGATAATATTACAACTGGACGCGTTGCCATAGCTCACGTGCCTCCGATTGAAGGTCTTGACGCTGATGCTCTCAGGCGCTTCACCGTATCTGCTGACCCTCCGGCAAATGCTCGTTCTCTGCGAAGAGTTAAACGAGAAATTGTTGATGGGTTTGTAGTCGATGAAGTAGTAGAGAACAATTTGCTACATAGACTTAGATCGCATGCACAAGTGGGCGACGAACAGTCCACGCCACCTGTTGAATTAGCTTCTTTGGTTCAAACCAATACAAGC